CGAACGATACAACAAAGAGATGGAGATGGTATGATTAAATGGTTATTAAACAAATGGGAGATATGGAACGAGAGATATCTTCAGCGTAAAGCTCAGAAGCAATTCGATAAGGCATTAGAAGACTATGTGGATGGACTAGACAAATGATTACCTTTATGATGATAGTCAGTCTAATTAACGGAGACACAGTACATACACATTACGATAGTCAGTATAAAAGCTATGGTGAATGTAAGAGTGCATTAACGTATAAGAAGAAGATGTCAGTAGCCGTAGAGTTAAGAGAACATATCAAAGACGGTACAAAGATGACGTTTATATGCATGCCGAGTAGTAACTATGTTGACCAGAGGAATATGGCTATCGTTTTAGCAGGATCCACAGAGACTGTAATTTAAAATGGTATTAGAAATAAGGTTGAACGTGTTAGAAGAGGGTGTCTCCCTTGCGTAAATGGTGTCTCTTAAGGGGTCTTAGCGCACCACGTACCAAATGGCAAGTCTCTCAGATTCTCTCAGCTCCCGTGAGTCTCTAGGTGCTCTAGTGAATCGCCGAACAAAGGAAAAAATAGTTGACTTATGTAACCAGCTATACTATAATAAGGCTTTACTAAAGGATAAGAATATGGCTAAGTACAAAAATTATATCGAGCTCGAGCACATCGCTACTCGTATACCTCATGTTGAACCTCTTAATGGTAAAGAGTGTCAGTTGTTTATGGAAGGAAGTCCAGCCTCTTTGTCTATGGCTTATGACTCTATTGCCGATCGTATGGAGTGTAAGGTTGGGTTAGATGAGGATGGAGTGTTTGAAGACTATCTAGGCAATCATTACTTCACCGAGGCGATCTATATAGAAGGACAACAGTTGACTTCTTACTGAGAGTATACTATAATACGTTAAGGATATCTCCTTTGGGTCTCCTCCCATTATGTTATGTTCTTTGTGAACTTTCTCGACAGGAATTCGGGGAGACTTTTGAGGAGACTATTCAGGAGACTACTCCCTTAGGATTAGCCATCTGGCGACCTCGAAGCTTTCTCCCGAGAGCGATCTGGTCTAGCGCCCTGAGCGACTGTTTGGCTACTCCGCCTTTTATCTCCTCGCCCGTCCCAGTTGCCATCTCCCCGCAAAGCATATAAAATTGCGCACTTTGGTGAGTAGAGCGTGGAGTTGCCATTAGTAGGAGACTATAGTATAATACATACGTAGGACTCTGGCTCCTGGCTTCCCCAATCTCCTCAGTCTCCGGGATGACTCAGCGCGCCCGCCGCGCGATCCCCAAATTCAAAACAAAAAAAATAATATATTCTAAATAAGAATAAGTCTTATTCAACTTTCTAAATAAGAATCATTCTTAACAACTCAATTTTATATTCTTTTCTACTATAAATCAACTACTATTTCATTTATTTTCAAAACTTTTCAATTTTATATTCAAACCCAAATAAAATCCACTACTACTTCATTTATTTTTCCCCCACTACCCCCCTCCCCTAACTATCCAAATTCTATATCTTTCTTTAATCAATACCTTTCTCATCATTCCACTCCTTTTAATCCATCTCTCAAACCTATCATTAAAATCAATTACACTCCACACACTCCACTCACTATACAACTTATCAAACTCATTAACACTCTCTAACCCCCACTCATTACTTTCCCACTTTCTTCTCACATCACTAAACAACAACTCATCTTTACCCTCAACATCAAATATATCATTTAAACATATCTTCATTTTTTTATCTATTCTATTCCACATATCATCTACTCCTTTATTAAAAATATATTATACCACACAACAACTCACTTTATACAAATCTTTTATATATTTTATATTTTAAATAAAGTTTTCAATTTTATATTCAAATCTATTAAAAATCAAGCTTTATTTTAATTAATTTTAAAAAGTTTCAATTTTATATGAAAAGGGGTTAAAGTGCAAGAGAAAGGGAGCAATTAACTCCCTTTTTTATTAATCAATCTCATTCCCAAATTGATCAAATTCAAAACTATAAAATTCAGCTCTATCAACAAAACAAATTGTAAAATTGTTATTTTCATTTTCAACAATATTAATAACAAGCTCTAAATAGTAATCACTATTCTCATTTTGATTCATCTCACCCAACTCGAATTCAAGATCATTATCAAATTTGATCTTTACAATTCTCTCATCTCTCTCTATCTGCATATCACTACTCACTTTTTAATTGTTCTTTATTATATGATCTTTTGAAGTGAGCTTCAACTTTATTTTGAAAGCACTCGATTTTATATGCAAATGAGTTATAGTGCAACTAAAAAGGGGAATTAATTCCCCCTTATTTAATAATTAAAAAATCCACCCCCCATCAAACTCTCATCTAACTCATTCATAACCAACCCCTCCATATCTTCTCTAATAAACTTACCCAAATCCTTCTCATCATAATCCTTCATCTTATTCTCAAACAACCCAACTAACTTCTCATTTAACTCAATCTCAATAACTACCTTCATCTTACTACACCTCTACAATATAAACCAAAACACTATCTTCTTCACCAAAACAAATTTCAACAAAACACTTCTCATTTATTCCACCAAATTCCATTTCCATAAATTCATTAACATAATCTAAATCACCATCCTCTTCTAATAAAAGTTCTTCTCTACCTTTTACATATTTACCAACATACTCATTTAACTTCTCAATACCACCAAAAGTAACATTAACTTCACTTCTACTACCTTCATATACAAATTTAAACTTCATAATATACTCCTTTTTATTATACCTATATTATAACCTCACCAAACCAAAATAACAAATTTATTTTTAAAAGTTTGCGATTTTATATGATAAGGGGTTAAAGTGCAAGAAAAAACCTCAATTAATTGAGGTTTAGTTTATCTAAAAGATCTAGATAGATATTGAATCCTAAAATGTAATCATCATTTATATTATCATTTGAGAATAGTAATTTGTGATTTGTATAGTTAGATAAAAGAATAGATTCCTTTTTGATATAGTTTGTATTTAAATCCAAAATAGTTAATATGATTAGATTTGAGATAAGTTTAAAATAATACATTAGTTACTCCTTTTTGTTATAAGGGTATTATAACCTCACTAGAGCTCTAATTCAAATTTATTTTAAAAGCATGCGATTTTATATGCAAATGAATAAAAAATCAACTATTAGTTCGAATCTTTTGAAAGGAGAACTAGCCCATATAGCAATAAAGCCATATAGACTAGAAACCATATTTGATCTACCATTCTTTGAAGTTGCCTTGGGCAGTGTTGTCATTATACCCATGATTGTATTCCCTTATTTGGAATTCAGTCATTTGATCAATCATCACTTCTTCAGATTGGTATGTGCTACCAACAAAATAATGAGGGCGTTTGCATCTGCCATAATAGCTATCTGCACTCCCTCGATCATATGGTCCACCATGCCTTGCTCTACTGACATTAGCTTCCATTATTTCTTCTTTATCAAATCTTAAGCTTAATTGCTGCATTACTCTACTCCTTCTAGTTAATGTTCAATCATTATGTATGCATCACAATAAAAGATCAACTAAAAAAAACAAATAAAAAGCTTGCATTTGAAACCCTTTAGATATAAAATTGCACTTGTTAAGAATGATTCTTATTCGGAAGAAAAGCGTTGACCTTCTCAAAAGAGCCGTTATAATAATGGTACGTTAATTAAAAAGGAGTAGAAAATGAACGTAACAAAACTAGAAGATAAAAGATGCGGCCTTTGCGATGGTTACATCAAGCCACTAAGACATCCAGAAACCAACGAGATTGTTTGGGAGGGAGGCCATAACGCGCTTCCAGTTGCCGATGTTAGGTGTTGTGACGATTGCAACAACCATGTCGTGATCCCAGCAAGGATGGAGGCCATTTATGGATAGCGTTCTAGTGACGCTAGGACTGTTAACAGCGATTGTAATGATCGCTGTTCTTCTCACAAAAGCTGAATAAGACTTATTCTTATCTGGAGCGAGCAGATCTGCCCCTCGCATTTCGAGCAGCCAATTTTATATTCATCCCTTTAAAAAATCAACTGTTTTTTCAAACAAAAAAGTGCCCCTAATGCTTTTAACCTTAGGGGCGATTTCTATCACTCGCTAGAGCAATACCGGATCCTGGTCCGCGCGAAGGTAGGATTGTTTATCAGTTATCTATAGTTCTGATATCACCGAATGCCGAAGCAATACTCAACGCTTATGGTTGCAGTCCGGTTTCGAGCTTGACTTGGTCGACCGCTAAGAGGATCAAGCTGCTCTGAAACAGGTGGGGCCAAAGTCCCTACTCGTTGTTTCTAGAATGTATGGCCAGCAAGTCTGACTTTTTATGACTCGGCTGCATGAGGTGTATCATTAAGATCGCCTCCGCCTGACTCTACCGCGATACCTTTTCCATTAAGCCGGTTTGGCACGGTTCATTATTCCATTCTAGTCCCTCAAGGAACCCTGCTTAGCTGGAAGGAGAATGCTACGGTCTCTGGTCAGCAGATTAATCTAACCATACCCTGCGCAAGTTACTGAGGTGTCATCATCTTTAAACCTTCCCTTCCGTTTAGATCCGTCCTAGCGCATTTCAGCGTTAGTATCTATCCTTAGGTCGTTCTTGGTGCCTCGTCCTTATAGCCCCTGCTAAGTTAACTCTATTGTAAGCGCGATTGCGAGAGCAGTCAACTGTTTTTTTAGTTTATTTTTCGCTTGATTTCTGTCGCAGTTGAATATAAAATCGCGCGCTCGCAGATTGCAGCCAAAAAAAGCCCCCATTTCAGGGGGCAGGAGGAGTAGAAACCTGATAGGGGGGACCTACCAAGGATCACTGATTGAAATGCTTTTCGTTTCCACCAGCAAAGAACGCTACAGTAAGGAGAGCTAAAGCAAGAAAAGACCACTTTAGAATCCACCACGTTACTTTGAATATGATATACAATATACTTTTCATCAGACACACATTATGGCTCTTTTTTAAAATAGATCAACTACTTTTTTATAGTTTATTTTAAAGTACTATATGGATGTATAGTATGTAATATATTACTATTATTAAGAGTAGAAACAAACGACAAAAAGGGGACTCTCATTAGGACGGCAATCAAAACATTCTTCGCACCTTTAATCGGGATCGTGAAAGGTATCAACGCACTTGTGCTTCTGGTCTTTTGGCTTACCGTCATCGTTTCTCTTGTCCCTTACGTGTTGATGTTTTTGTAATTAGAGGTTACAATATAAGAGTATTAACAATTGGAGGATTAGAAATGCAAACGCAATTCACTTATCAAGAAGAGCGATCACATCTCGAGAACTATCAGACGTGGTCATATTTAAACCGAAAAGAGCGCGAGCTGTGGAACGACGTCGCATTGACGCCAGAAGCATCTTGGGACCTTTTCAACGTCTATTATGGGGCTTGGGCTCCACAACAAAGGAGGGCATCAAATGTCTGATTATATAGAAGGTATAGATAACGAACTTAAGAGCCTAGCTTTTACGTTCTTGGATGACTTGAGAGAGTCAGGGTCGATGAACATGTTTGGAGCACCAGCAGTATTGCGAGATGAGTTCGCTGTTGATAAGCAAACATCATTTAAATTGTTCGAAGCTTGGACAAAGGAAGGCGCTCATGCAAACTAAGCAACAGAAGAAGAACGAAGAGGCTCTTAATAGATGGATGGAGCAACATCCAATACAAGCGCTTATCGTGACGGTAGCATTAGCTGCAATGATCTCTTTGCCAATGGTATATGTGATCATTGAGAGAGGATGGACATTTTAACCCTCTAGAGTCTAAGTGACTCGAGCCCGCTCACGCGGGCTTTTTTTTGATCGAAAGAGCTTGCACTTACACGCGGCTGAATATAAAATCGAAAACTTTTAAAACTCTCAGTTGACTTGAGACCTGATCTAGTATAAAATCCAGTTATTGGAAGTGAGCGATTTTATATTCTAATTATAATATAGGCAAGAAATTTAATTTTTTTTATTTCAGTCTTGTCAGTAGATAAAAGTAGATATTTTCACTCAAGTTCATATAATTAACGGGCTTTAATAATCACAAATATAGGAGGATTTAATTATGGCACATAATGTAGAAACGATGGCTTACGCAGGTGAACTTCCCTGGCACGGCCTTGGTACGAAAGTAGAGAGTGATCTACTTCCTTATGACATGCAGATTGCTGCAGGTCTTGATTGGGCTGTTGAGAAACAGTCTCTTGTAACTTCAGAAGGTATTGTTGTACCTAAGAAGAAAGCGTTGATCAGATCTTCTGATCAAACGGTACTTGATGTAGTAGGTGATGAATGGCAGCCTTGCCAGAACGATACTGCATTTCAATTCTTTAATGACTTTTGTCTTAAAGGTGATATGGAGATGCATACAGCTGGTTCATTGCAAGATGGACGTATTGTATGGGTACTTGCTAAGGTCAAAGATTCATTTGAATTGTTTGGCGGTGATCAAGTTGATTCATATCTGCTTTTCTCAAACCCTCATAAGTTTGGGCAGAGTATTGATGTTAGGTTTACACCTATCCGAGTTGTATGTAACAATACGCTTACGCTATCTCTTAACTCTTCTTCCAAGAATGCAGTTAAGTTGAATCACAAGAAAGCATTTGATGCTGACAACGTGAAAGAGATGCTTGGAATTGCTAACGTTAAGTTATCCGATTACAAGGAAATGGCTGAGCACTTAGGTGGTAAGAAGTATAAGAAAGGTGAAGTACTTGCCTATCTTGATAACCTATTTCCTACTTATAGTAAGAAGGAAAGAAGTAAGACGCTTCATGCTCAGGAGCTAAGTACTCCGGCTAAACGTGTATTTGACCTGATTGAGACATCACCAGGTGCTAACTACAAGCCAGGTAGCTGGTGGAATGCTTTCAACGCTGTGACTTATTTCACAGACCATGAGAGAGGATCTAACAACGATGTTAGGTTGCAATCAGCCTGGTATGGCCAATCTAAGAATCTGAAGCTTAAGGCTTTAGAGACCGCATTGGAGGTTGCGGCGTAGGACTTACCTACTCACAGAGAGCTCCTTCGGGAGCTCTTTTTTTGTATCTTGTATCTCCTGATCTCCTCAATCTCCTCCTCGTTCGGGGTAGACTTTTGCATATATCTCCAGGTACCTACACACTTAACTTAGTACGCGATCTCTCAAAGAGGTTAAACCGTTTTCTGAGAAAGGGTAACTAGAATTTTTTGGCGCGAAATTTTCTGCGCTCTAGACTTTGTATCGAAGGGCTCCGACTAAGATGCGCTTGGCTTGCACTGAACGTTCACCGCAATGCTGTAGATATGATGGGAAGACGGCTAAGAGACCTTTCTTGGGGACGATGTTAATACATTCCTTATTAGTGAACTGAAACAGTGTATAACCGTCTAGTGTATCGTTTAGATATAGGATGTATGACATATCTTCTGTACCTTTGTGATTATGCCATAGCACCTCACTCATAGATGCATAGTCTAACATATGAAGACATACATGGTTACATTCTATGTTGTATTGTGCGTTGAGCTTTTGTTCCATGCTATCTACGATAGATAACATTATATCGTTGTCGCTATAGTCATGTAATATGTTACCGCTTTGGAAGCCGTCTTTAGTTTTAAACGTGGTATGAGTATCGTTCTTCTTATCTTTTATAGTATGGTATAGATCACTACACTTATAGATTACACGATCGCTATCATCTAATTGAAATAGCTGTAACTCTGGATAGTTTTTTATAATATGCACAGTAGATATATTTAGCATATGGTACTATAATATGGTATACATAAAAGGAGCAGTCTGGAACAACCTAAAACTAAGATGGAAATATTAAACGAACGTATTATTAATGATATAGATGAACCTATTACAATCAAATGTATGATTAATGGTCCTACTACATTGACGATACGTAGTTTTCTTGAGACGGGCATTGTGAATGAGCAGACGTTAAAGATAGCGCCAGCCATACATAAAGACTATCTCGTTGATCCTATCATAGATTTACTCTTTAAGATGCTTAATAGTAAGGAAATTAGTTAAAAATTTTTCTTGCATCGCAAAGCACTACGTGCTATAATATATAGACACGCTGAAAAGGAGATTGTGTAAATGCGTTATATAGACTATCATGTTGATATAACAGAGGAAGGGTTTCATTGGCCTGAGACGGGTCTTGAGAGATTATTCTTACGAGATGATCATCAAGGCTTTAAACCTGGTGATCTATTTGAGCTGACTTACAAGGATGATGATACATTATTCTTAAAGAAGGTAAATAATAGTTGCACTGAGGCCGGAAAGCTCTTATAATTAGGTATACGTTGAAAGATGTATAATTTTATTAATCATTATGGAGAAGACATATGTCATTATTTGATAAAGTATTCAACTCAATCGTAGTTGAAGGGAATGAAAGAACAGCCGCACAAATGGCTAACTATTTCAACTCAACGCCAGCTTCAATCAAAGCTCGCATTAGCGAAATTAGATTGAACTCAGGTGTAGCGGTTTACGCTAATAAGAAAACTGACTCTAAAGGACGCGTTAAAACGTTTTATAGAGCTGGTACACCAACGAGAGCAGTTGTAGCTGCCGGTTACAGAGCCTTGGCTTCTGGAGTTGCTGCTTAATTAAGTAGTATCTCATTTGAGAGGCAGCTTCGGCTGCCTTTTTTTTGCCTAAATACAAATAAGCTTTTAAATAGGAGGTTAAATGGACCGACTTATAAGAAAGTTCTTAGCATGGCATGAGGAGCGCACATTTGCATTCCAAAAAGCATTGCGATTAGATGATTACCATATGATATGGCTATCGTTTATTAAAGGACTCATCTTTGGAATGGTACTTTTACTTTTATTATATTAACTGAGTGTTGGGATCAATTAGCATTAGTCTAGAGTGCTTACTTTAGATACATATTAATGTTAATTGGGACCCCGGCCAGTATTAGGATTATTATTAACACAATTTGGATATATTATGAACCATTTTAACATCTCGTTAGTCAAATCAATCATCAGAATCTTATCTTGCTTTTGGGCCATGGCGTCTTTAAGTGTATGGGTTCTGGCTGCTGGATTTGCAATTGCCGAAGTATTAGGTATCTTAGAAATATATGATGCGCGCGAAGAATAACAAGCTATTTTTAAGATTTAACACGTTTGCCTTTATGGTCGTTCTCTTTTGGACATGGCCTTACAGGCTAATAGATAATACACGTAACAATTGTTACTTTTATGTACTAGAAAAGCTTATTGCATGTGGCGGTAAGGCTAAATGGTATAAAAGCAATGCTTGGTGGGGTTATCACGTTGCATGGGTCAAAGATGGTATAGAATATCACTATGACATGACAAGAGAAGACAGAAAGAAGTTGCCCTGGTGGTCTATTCCAGTATATTATAAGGGTGTAGTAAGAACTAAAAAAGAAAAACGTTAGTTTGAAATGCGCCCATAGCTCAACGGATAGAGCAACAGCCTTCTAAGCTGTAGGTTCCAGGTTCGAATCCTGGTGGGCGCGCCAAACTACATGAGGTTATACATGAAGCCAGAAATTATTGACACAAAGCTCGATGGTAAGATCATAAGACTAAAGAATTGTGTCCCAGATGACTTCGATCACAACGAATACTTTACTCAATATAAAGCTGACTTTCCATTTCCTAAGACTCAAAACGGACATCTACGTCAATATGAGTATCTACGCGGGCACGATGATGAAAGATTCGCTCCTCTTAAAAAATTACTTAATGTTCCTGATAATTTTGTTATGAAAATAGGATTACATGAGATGGTTGATGGTGGATTCATACCTCCTCATGATGATGGTGAATATTTTGGTGGGTTGACTATATTTTTAAACAAAGGATGGGACAAATGCTGGGGTGGATGGGCCATGGCCTTTGATGATAATGAGATTTCTGCTACAGTTCCTGAGTTTGGTCATGGAGTATTCTATAGAACACCATTACAGCATTGTACTTCACCAATTTATGAGAAGAATCAAGCAAGAAGGACACTACAAATATTTTTTGTAACTAGAGCTTCCTGGGATCATGCTCAAGACAGTCAGCAGTTTCGGGATTGGGATGAGTGAAAGGATAAGAATTAACTATACCTATTATAATAATCCTGATTTACTACAAAAAGTAATAGAGTATTATGAGCCGTATGCTGATGAGTTTGACTTCACAGTTATTGATGACGGTTCTCAAGTGCATCCTCTTACAAGAGATATGCTTCCTAATCATTGGATAGGATATAGAATAGAAGAAGATCTTGGTTGGGGCAATGAAGTAGCAAGAAATATACTAATGCGTCGAACACACAACATATGGAACGCGTTACTCGACCTAGATATAGTGATTGACCTTTCAGAGCCTGGGTCTCTCCACTTCTTTGGGGCAACTACTACCTCTATATCTGGCTTTGTGAAATACTTCCATAACTACAGGGTCTGCAAGTTAATACATCAATTTCCTTATGGTGCTAGAACTGATTATTTTGACTTCACTAAAGAGATGACAGGTGAAAGTGGGAACTTTGCAATTAACTCATTCATAGTAAGTAAAGAGTCCTGGCAAGAGACATATGGTTATGATATGGCATTTGCATATACTTATGGCATGGATGCTACTTTAGTAGCTAATAATCAAGAAGCTATGATGCCTTTCGGTAGACTAAAGAAGCTCTGCAATCAAGCCGTGCCAGATATGACAAGAGTACTTAATAAAGAAGTTTATCGAGAATTTTATGATCTATATGATCACTATACTGATAATGCTGGATTAACTACTAAGCGTTTTAGATGGAAGTCAGAAGAGCATAGGTTAAAACATATTAAACCTTTACCAGATGTAGTTGATTTATAATGTGTTATAGTATATAATATAGATAATCTGGAGAAAAATATGAGTCAATATGATGATGTAGTAGAGAGACAACGGCTTAAGTTAGAAGCTGAAGAATGGTCTAGTAAAGTCAAATCTGTGCACGCGCATTCTGTTTCGTCTATGTGGTATGATACTCGTCCTGAAGATACAGCTGACGGTAAAAATGTGATTGATATAGAATATAATAATGGTACAGTAAAACGTCAGTTGAGTGACGGTGGTGTTTTTATATTTGGTAAAGCAGCTACTGGTGATGAATTAATAGACAATTATGTGAGGGCTAGCTAATGGGAATGTTAAACTACTCTGGGTCAATTCGCTATTCTATGAATGGTAAAAAGCGTAAAACTAATTCAATGAAAGTTAAGAAGAAGAAGCTTGACTTTAAAACTACTCCTCAATATAAACAAACAATTGAAAGGCAAGAGAAGCAATATAAGTCTCTTATGGAAGAGATGATTAAAGATGGTACCTTTAATACTATTGGTAATAATGGTACTAAGGTAGATAATAGCTGGAAGATAGAAGAGAGTAAAAACTATGCTATTGCCCCTGCCTATAATAAAGGTGCTTATCAAGTTGTACCTAAATCAGATTTAAAATATATAGGTAAATAATGTACGAAGATTTCCAACAAAATAATTTTCTCGTAGCTTGTAATATCATACCTAAGCAATTAATTAAAGATATGTATGATGTCTATATGACAGCTTATAATGATGGAGAGATTATTGAAGGTGATTCGCCACCTATGTTTGGTACAGCTATTGAATTCGCTGATACTAAAAACAATGAAACTCCTGCTTTTAAAAAGGTGCAGTCTTTACTTATTAACTGGTTACAAGAGAATATGGGTATGAGAACTATACCTACTTATAGTATGGGTAGAATTTATACTAAAGAAACTACAGGTATGCTTAAGCACCGTGATCGAGTTCCTTGTGAGGTATCAGTAACACTTCCAATTGCTTACGATAATGCACCTTGGGCAATCTATGTTAAAGATCCAAACGGTGTTGAACATCCTGTTAATCTGCATGTTGGTGATGTACTCTTTTATTATGGATGTCGTGCTGATCATCATCGCAGAAAAGACTCATTAAACTCATTTCATATTCAACACTACTTTCATTTTGTTGATCTTGACTCAGAGCTTGGATCATTTTATAATTACTTTAGAACTGATAACAAAGATCAGTGGCCTGGACATCTAGATGTAATGATTGAAAATAATGACTTGCCTATTCTTAGCGAAGAGGATAAAATACGATATTCAAAATTAATAGGAGAAAAGCGATGAATAAAATAAGTTATGCTGTACCTAAAGCACTTTTTATAATTACAGGGGTTATATTGTTAACTCAATTTCTTCTTTTTGAAATGTCGGGAATTTTTGTTAGAAAAGAAGGCTTTGAGTCCACTCTGCTTGTCTGTTTTATAGCGTTTTTGCTTTCAGCATTTTATGGTCTTGCGGTTGTAGTTTTTAACGCATCAAGAAAAAACAACTAGGAGAAGATAATGTTTAATATAGAAGTAAATTATAACGAGAGTAAGTGGGGCGTTAATAGCGAAGAGCTTTTTAACTCACCTGAAGAAAGAGCTGATCTTGCTCATTATGAGATTATTAGCTGCACTGTTAAGAATAATGGTATTGATAAGATATTAGAAAAGACAATAGTCGAAACTATTGATCTTGCTCTTGTGCAATTAGATCGTTATAGTGATTATGGTTCAAGTGAACTGGATAATCACCATGTTATTATCATGCAAGGTAAAAAGAAGCCTACTATGATTAAGCATTGGTTTTCAAAGTGAGAGAAGATCTCACTAAGGCATACACTGATAAAAAACCTTTACTAATTAAAGAGTATACTGAGTCATTATGTGCTGGATGGAATCGTATCATTGACTGTATAACAGAAGAAACAATATGGACTGGAGATGGCTCATATGTTCATGAACAAATTGATGGTGTATTTCCTCACATTGATGAAATAGCAGCAACGCTATTAAAAGACTATCCACCAAGGACAGGTGATGTAACTATTCATATGTACGTATCACTTTTGACTGGGGCTGCAACCTTCGGTCGTCATAGAGATACCGCTGATGTATTCTTTATAGGTGGTAAAGGACAGACTGAATTTACAATTGAAGGTGAAAAATATATTGTTGAAGGTGGTGATTTATTATATATCCCACGATCAGTATATCATGACCCTAAAGTATTAACACCACGAGTTGGTTTTTCTATAGGACTAGAGCATGGACGACACGATACTTAATATTGCATATATTGTTTTTGTAGGCATTGCTTTCTTGCATGGCTACCTTACAGGTAGAGAACAAGGTATCACGCTTGGTGCTAATCAATTATATGATTTGTTATTGACTGACGGCAAGCCAACCGAAGATGGAAAGGTGTTAGTAAAACTATCCCCTGACGAATAATGTATTCTATTAAAACTGATAAAGCAAGAGCTTGGTTTGTTGCTGGTATAAAATGCGGCAGTCAAACAATGCAATCTATTTTTGATAATCAACTTGCTAGTAGAGTCAGTAAGGCTAGTAAAGATTTTCATGCTACAGCTGCTGAGCATTATGAAAGTCCAGCCTTTAATGCTTTTGGTGATTTCATGTTTACAACAATAAGAAATCCTTATGAGCGTCATGTCAGCAATTATCTTTATCAACGAGAAAAGTTTAAAGAAAAACTATCGTATAAAGATGATCCGGCAGGCTATAAGTTAAAATATCCTAATGATCAAATGGAAGATTCTGCTTTCTACTTTGATATGGTAGAAGATCAGTTGAATCATTTTTTTAATTCATTTGAAACTTATGTAGATATATTAGAGCAAGTTAATACTCCTGCTCTTTATAAAGGTGAGATTGAGTCATTATATAGATATTATGAGACTGAAAGCGGAGAGACACTTGCATTTAATGCAGGGTCATCAAAAAGTTTTCTTAGCATGTCTAATAATCTTATAACTGCCGGTACATTATATTGTTTAAAGATAGAAGATCATGATCAGATTATTGACTTCTTTTATAAAAATTTTAATATGGCTCTATCCATGATACCAAAAATAAACACAACTGGTTATGGAAAAGAATATGAGCAATATTATACAGCGGAACTTATAGATAAAATAACAAGGATTGAATCTCCTATTATTGATATAGGGAATTATAAATACTAATGAGACAGGAAAGAAGACCACAAATGCCTAAATCAAGATGGAGATCGAAAGTAGCAGCGACGCGTCAAAGTAGACGGAGGCAGCAGCACGCTCGATCCAGAAACTTTAAGGAACTATTTGATCATGACACACCCTACGGCCACAAAGTACAAAGAGATCGTACGAAGCAAATCCCAAGAGAAGAAAAATATGCGTTTGATTTCTCAGATGAGATCGGAGATTGAAGCGCTGAAACGAGACACACACCCACCTATTCCGATAGATTGTTTTGATGGTTATAGAGAGCTTGAAGCCCGCGTGACAAGATTAGAAAAGTATACCTTTCAAGGACTAAAAGATGAAGATTAAAAAAATACATGATGTACTAACTGTCGTTGACGAGCTATACACTGATAAAGAAATAGAGATAATGGATAACTGGTTTGGTAGTTATACTATGTGGGGGCTTGGCTACGATGAATTAGACTATGGTGCATCTACAGCTACATTATGTAGATCACTTAAGTGGGATCAATGGGTTGGTTATCATCATATGTTAGATGATATGCAAAATATTATGAGAGAAAGACTTGGTGAAAAAGGTATTGATGTACCTTACTTCGGCCGCTGTTTAATTAACAATTTTAAGTTTGGTGATACACCTTTATTTCATAAAGATGCACCAGGCACTCCTAACTCACAGACATTTATGGTATATCCTAATAGATGCTGGAACAAAAACTGGGGTGGGTTTACTGCATTCGCAGATAATGATGATGATGTTATTGCTGTCGCAGCACCTAAGCCAGGACGTATTGCTATCTTTCCTGGTGACGTTAGTCATACTGGCGTAGCTCCTACTAAGGTCCATCAGGGGTATGGGAGATTTTCAGTAGCATTTCAAGACCCAGATGGCTTTCCTAAACCAGAAGATCGTAAGACAGTTAAACCAGAAGATGTTGAAAAGACATCTTTAGTAGCTCATTATGGTGATACACATAGCAGGCTTTTATAATGGATGAATTTGATGCTATTGAGCAGATGAAAAAAAATAAACTTAAACGTAAGCGTGGACCATTATCTTGGTTTAAAAAGTTATACGCGAAGTATAAAATTTGGAAGATGAAAAAGAACGACCCTTTTATTTACGAGGATTAAATATGATATATGTGAACGGTTGTTCCTATACGTTCGGCATTGGTACAGCACCGCATGGCGATAACCCAACAAATTGTCTACAAAATGCATGGCCATCACAACTCAGTGAAATGTTAGGTCAAGAAGTCATTAATCAAGCATTACCTGGTTCCTGTAACGAGAGAATATTTCGAGATACAATTGATTACCTATCTACAAACGATCCTGATATGGTTATTGTTATGTGGTCAGATCCTGGTAGGGTTGAGCATTACATGCCGAAAGAAGGTGATTGGTATAGAGAGATATTTGATCTCTTTCAAATAACACCTCAGGCTGTCACTAATGTAAATGATTATTTTAAAAGAGAAGCATTAGAGTCGTATTTTTCTTTCCTACATCATGATGCAAAAAGATGTCTTGATACATTATCATATATGAATGCAATACAGATGATATGTAAAGTTAGAAATATACCGTATATATCTCATTGTTATAAATCTAATATAGAAAGACAGTGTAGACATACATTAAAACATATCAAGGACAATAAAGATCCAAGTGTTATAAAAGTAGCAGATAAGATTATAAGTCTTCGTGCTTCACTTGATGATCTAAATTACGGTGTTAACAATGTTATATCATTTAACAGTTTAGTAGTAGAAAATTATCTTCCATTTTCAGAGTATTCATTAGGACATCCTTCATATGAAGCCCATACATTTATGGCTAACTGGTTTAAGGAGCTTATAGAAGAACATGACCTTATTAGTTAGCGGCTGCTCATTTACCTATGGCGATGAATTAGATAATATAGAAGAAGAGAGGTGGTCAACCCATCTTGGTAATCTGGCTAATATGGAAGTTACTAATGTTGCCAAACCAGGTAATAGTAATAAAGCGATTTGGAGATCAATTAAAGAGCAATTACTTAATGCAAATGATATAACTCATCTTATAGTTTTATGGTCTGCATTAGAGAGAGTAGAGGTCTTAAATTTAGACTATCATCATCAATATGATATTGAGTCAGGCCCGAATGTATCAAACGCAGACAACATTTTTAGATCAGATAATCCTTTTACTCAAATGTCACCAGCAAGACTAGATGTATATCCATATAGGTTATTAAAAGATCAAATGAAAACCTATTATAATGAATTATACTCTCATGAAGGAGCTATTCTTGATACTTTCTTTTATATGAAAGATGTTTATAATACATGCGCGATGTTAGGTATAGAGTGTTATGGTGGTGTGTTCCATCAAGCAGTTAATTATTCAATAGCAAAAACATTTACGAAAACAAGATTAAAAAATTATGGTGATAGATTAATAAGAATACATACAAAATATAAAAATATGTTAGACGGGTTTAACCCTAAGCAGAGAATAGGTATGGTTGAACATAGTCAACTAGATGCTTTTTCAAGAGCAAAACCTGAATATCTCTCATTTAATGAGTTTACCGAGTCGCATAAATATGATAAGATGCCAGGTGGTCATCCAGGACCAGAGGCGCATAAAAGATACGCAGAGTATCTATTTGAGGAAATTTTTAATAATGGATAATTTAATATTAGGATGGTCTGAAGGCTTTCATGATGCAGCTGCAACTATTGTAAACGGTGATACCGGTTCTATTGTTTTTGCTTCACACTCAGAAAGATTTTCAGGAAATAAACATGAGAAGCATATCTCACCAGAATTTAAATCGTATATAGAAGGGCGCTACCCAAATATAAAACAGAAAGCTTTCTTTGAAAAGCCAGCACTTAAAAAATCAAGACAATTATATTCAGGGCAATATAAAACAGTAGCTACTAAAAGACAGCTTGCATGGAAACCATCTGTTACATTTCATCATCATAAGTCACATGCTGCTGGAACATTTCAAACATCACCATACCAAGAAGCAGCTGCTGTTGTAGTTGATAGTATTGGTGAATGGGACTGTACATCAATATGGAAATGTAGCTACGATAAAGCAGGTAAAGCTGTCTATAAGAAAGTATACAGTGAAAAATATCCAAACAGTATTGGTCTCTGGTATACAGCATTAACACATTTCGTTGGTTTAAAGCCGCTTGATGAAGAATATATCTTTATGGGTATGGCTGCTTTTGGTAAGTTAGATCCTCAACTATTAGATAAGTTAGATGATCTCTTTAATTACAATTTACATAAAGGTGTACCTATTGATGTATCTCTGAAACATATGCTCAGTGAATATAAAGATGTTGATATTGCTTTCAATGCTCAGTTAATACTTGAAGAGAGATTAAAAGACATCTTTAGTAAGGCACTAGAAATATCTGATAATGTTGTTTACGGCGGTGGTGTTGCTCTCAATTGTGTGGCTAATACTAAACTATTACAGCAATGTAATGGTAACTTATGGATAATGCCTAATCCAGGTGACGCTGGAGCATCTCTCGGTGCAGCTGCTCTTGCATATGGTAAAAAGTTATTCTGGAAAGATGCATTTCTTGGACATAGAACAGAGCAATCATTAACAAGAACAAGCTTACAATTAGCAGAGCAGATTGTAGCTCACTTACTTGAACATAAAGTATGCGGTGTAGCATATGGTAGAGCTGAATTTGGACCAAGAGCTCTTGGCAATAGATCTTTAATTGCTGATCCGAGAGGACCAGATATGAAAGATAAGGTTAATGAGATAAAACGAAGACAAAAATTTAGACCATTTGCCCCAGCAGTATTAGAAGAGCATGCTCATAAATATTTTGAGCCGAATGTTACTACACCATATATGCAACATGTTGTTAATGGTACTAAACCGACATTAAAAGACTTACCAGCCATCGTTCATGAAGACGGCTCATGCAGAGTACAGACTATTAATAAGTTTGAAAAATCAATCTTTAGACAAGTACTTGAACTATGGTATAAAGAGACAGGCTGTCCTGTTCTATTAAACACATCTCTTAATATTAGAGGTGAACCTATGGTCAATACAGTAGAGGATGCGTGGCGTTTTGAAGAGAAGTATGACGTCAAAGTTTTTTACTAGATCCCCAATGTGATTCCGATAAATACCATGACTAAGCTTATGGTATTTTATGGATGATTTCTTAACACTAATTTCAGAGGTCGGTGTTCCTATTGCTGGAGCAATTGCTGCTGGCGTTTTTATATTCATAATCCTTAAGCAAATATTAAGCGGCCTTGTTGATGATATTGATACATTAACAAACTTCTGTAAGATGTTAGAAACTCGCTCAACTACAATGAGTAATGAGTTGATGAAAATAGATCTTATTGTATCCGCTGCTCTTGACATACCACCTGACTTAGAGAGGGTATCAAGAGCTGAGAATTTTGTTGAAGATGGAAAAGTAGACGCAAGAAGGGACTAGTGGAAATAGGAACAATAATAGCAGAGTATGGTTTCCCGGTGGTCATGTCAATAGGCATGGCATATTTCATATACTACATATGGAATTTTATTAATGATGAGCTTGATCCAAAAATAGGTGAAATGCACATTGCGTTGATACGTGTTATTGATAAAACAAGAATGCTCGATCAAGATATGATAAGACTCAAATCAAAGATCGAAGTAGTTATGAGGTATAAGAATGCTGAAAAAATGTTTAATGATGACGAGCCTAGTGCTCCTAGCAAGCGTAGTAAACGCTGATATAGTACATAAGTTTAAAAATCCTTCCTTTAGTGGAGTAGGTACTGGTGCCCATTATCTCACTATTGAGAATCAGGAATTTTCCAGAAAGAAAGCTATAGAAGAAGCTCTTGAATCAGCAAGAAAAGCAGCTGAGAGAGAAGAGAATAATACTGTTATGGCTAAATTTATACGTAACTTAGAATCAAGAATATATGCTCAAATGGCTAAACAGTTAGTTGAGAGTATGTTTAGTAATGATGGTTCAGTTAGATATGGATCTTTTACACTTGAAGGTAATGTTGTTACATATGAAGTAATAACACTGGACGATGGTTCAGAAGTAATAAGAATGACTATTGTTGACTCAGATGGAACTGAGACTGTTATAGAAATACCAGTTGGTACAGGTAATTTCGGCCAAGATAGCGACGGCGGATAATGAAACAAATATTATTATCAATCCTTCTTTTATCAGGTTGTGCATCCGTCCCTCAATGGTCTGAAAATCCAAAAGATTGCAGCTATGAGGAAGGGTTCAGTAAAGACGTAGTTAATGGCATTAACAAGGTTATGTCACGTAAGTATATCTGCGTTGAGCAGCCTACTGTTGTTAAGTTACCTTCGTTCTTAGAGCTACTACAACTACCACCTGCAGATGAAAAGCCGGTTGTTGCTGTTTATAAATTTAACGACTTAACAGGTCAGAGAAAATCAATTGATAACCTTGCATCATTTAGCACAGCTGTTACACAAGGTAGTACAACAATGGTTATTGATGCTCTTAAAACAGCTGGTGGCGGCTCATGGTTTAGAGTTGTTGAAAGAACAGGAATAGACAATCTAGTTAGAGAAAGACAGATAGTTCGCTCCGGCAGGCAAGACTTTGCAAAAGCAAATGAAGAAGAGTCATATAAAGAATTAAACCCACTTCTATTCGCCGGTATAATTATAGAAGGTGGAATTATTGGTTATGATACCGATGTAAAATCCGGAGGCCGTGGCGCGCGAACTCTTGGTATCGGTTTCAGTAGACGATATCGTCAAGATATTGTTACTATAAGTATGAGAGCTGTATCAGTTCTAACAGGTGAGGTATTATTGAATGTCCAAACTAAGAAGACTATTTTGTCTTACGGAGCAGGCGGAGACGTCTTCCGCTTTGTAGAGCAAGGTACTCAATTAGTAGAACTAGAGGACGGTGTGGGTAATAATGAGTCAGTGACATACGCGGTACGGACAGCTATTGAAGCTGCTGTACTGGAATTAATATACCAGGGCCACGATAGAGGCTTTTGGGTTATAAAGGACGGACATCGTCACCCTCATCAAGCTGATGGGACTAATGATCTCCATCCGACAAAGGAAAACGGAAATGAAAAAACTAATTAGTTTATTATTCATTATAATGTCGTCGACGAATATTTCCGCTGAATCTGATGATAATGAAATCATGATCACACAAACTGGTGATACTTTTATTTTGTATATTGATCAAATAGGTTTTGGTAACAAAATCGGGCTTGATAATTATAGCAGTGGTGATGGTTCTAATATGACTATTACTGGTGCTACTTTAGATTTTGATATTGATATGATAGGAGACCAGAATAAGTTATTTGGGCCTGTTGTAGCAACAAACTCTACTTATGATATTCTTTTAACAGGAGACAGTAACTCTGTTGACTGGAATATAGGATACATAGGATCATCAACATACAGTGATTATGACTTTTCAGTTACTGGAGATAATAATACATTTGATTTAGATCAAGGTTATGCTTTCAGTGCAGAAAGACTTGACGCAGATGTAACAGTATTAGGAAGTGGAAATGTTTTTGATATAGATTGGGAAGCGGACGATTTAACTTTCACAGTTGATATTGATGGTATTGATAATGATATTAACACATTGCAGAAAGACGGTGCTTATTCTAAAATCGTCTTTACACTCGATGGCGATGATGCAAATGTTGATATTAATCAATTAACTGGTACATGTGTAGGGGGATCTCCTTGCGCATCACCTATATCACATATCAATTTAGATGTTACATCAAATGATGCAGTTATTCAAATCAATCAAAAAGATTCGGCTAACGACTCTTAGCATACTATTATTCATCAGTGGGGTCAGTTTTGCTGACTCCATTGGCGATATAGTTGAATCGACAGGTATTGGAGCTATTGTTCGTAATAACGAGCAATTAACAACTGATGTCGGTTTTAATGTAAGTTTATATGATACAGCTCAAACAGCTAATGGACGTATGCTGATTGAGTTTTTAGATAAGGCAGAATTAGCCTTAACTGAGCACACTAAAGTATATATTGATGAAGTAATATACGATCCCGATCCATCTAAATCAAAAATGTCTATGAGATTTGCTCTCGGTACAGCGAGGTTTGCTTCTGGTAAACTTGCTATGGTTAATAAAGCAAATATAGATATTCGTACACCAACAGCTACGATTGGTATTCGTGGTACAGATTTTACAACCTCGGTTGATGAGATAGGTAGAAGTTTAATTATTCTATTACCAGATGAAAATGGCGACTCATCAGGAGAGATTATTATAACTAATGATGCAGGCTCATTAACATTGAATGAAGCCTATCAAGCTACAACTATATCATCATATAATTCTATGCCAAAGTCAGCTGTAGCATTACAGGGCGTAACACCTTCTATGATTGATAATATGTTTATTGTTAATCCACCGGAAGAGATACAAACACAGATTGAAGAGACAATACAGGATGATCTTGATGCTGATAGTGGTATACTTGATGTTGATTTCCTCGAATTCAATGAACTAGAACAAGATGCTCTAGCTGATAACGGCGAATTAGAATTTACTGAACTAGATATAGATATGCTTGAAGTTGATTTCTTGAAAGATCTTCTATCAGGTATAGATGAGCTAGAAAAGACATTAGTAGAGCTTGATGACCGGAATACAGAGGGTGCTAAGACTGGCTCATTTATACTTAAGGGTGCTAACATTGGATTAAATTCTGATAGCCAGTATAATATATTTGAACGTGATGGTGATTTAGTTTTCTTTAGAAGTGTTAATGGTGTTATAAATATACAGATAGCCGCAGGCAATTCTGGCTTCATTGACACAACAGTAGACTCCTATCAGGGTGTTATTAACTTTGGTAATGGTGCTGGAATAGAAATCTATATCAGGCAAAGATAATATGGCATATTCAGAGAAAGTAGTAAAAAGATTCGAAGAGGTTTTAAATAATCCTGCAGCTCATGGTGTAGGTAGATTTGACCCTAAGGATCCAAACGTAGCAACTGGAATGGCGGGAGCTCCTGCTTGCGGTGATGTTATGAAACTGGATCTTAAAGTTAACCCCGACACTGATGTTATAGAAGACGTCAAGTTTAAGACATATGGGTGTGGAAGCGCTATTGCTTCTTCTACTATGTTTGTTGAAATGCTAAAAGGTCTTACAATGACCGAAGCATTAGAGATTAAGGACAAGGACATTGCTGAAGCATTGGATCTACCTCCTATCAAACTACATTGCTCTGTTCTTGCAGAAGACTCTATTAAGAAAGCACTCAAGGATTGGGATACCAAGCAAGCCCATAGAAAGCACAATCAATGATTGATTTAACAGACAGAGCAATAACGCATATAATGAAGAACCTTCGTGTAGAAGGTGAATATATACGTATTGGATTAAAGCCAGCTGGATGCACAGGATTTGAATATATTATTGATTGGGATAAGTTAACTGAAGATGATATCATTATCGATTTTGGTAAATTTGGTGTTATTATAGACATTAACTCTCAACCAATGCTAGATGGGTCCACAATCGATGTTATCGAGGATGGTATAAATACTAATGTTAAAGTAATAAACCCCAAAGAACTAAATCAATGTGGTTGTGGAGCGAGTGTTAATTTTGAGTAATTTTGATAAAAACTTTATGCCTTTATATATAACAGCATTCATTATGCTTGTTATGTGCATCTCATATGATGTAAAAGCAGACAATAAGATAACTATGACTCAGTCAGGCGATAATCTACAGCTAGGTGTCGATCAAATTGGTTATAGTAATGAAATTAAAATGCTAGATAGCAATTCATATATTACTGCTTCTAGTTTAGATATGTATTTGGTTCAATACAACTCTCATTCTTCATATACCTATCCTAATAAAATTACATTTGATGAAATAAGTGGTGTAGGTAATCAAATGAAACTTGGTCAAGGTATTGTATGGGATACCTTAGATTCAGAAACTGATTTAGATTGGACTCATGATGGCAGTGAGGGCGGCGGTCACGAGATAGACATTTCAATATATGGTGACTATAACGATTTAGCTGTTCAACAAACAAACCAAAATAATGCATGGGACGGCCATGACTTTGATTTACATATGGCTGGTGACTATAATAAAGTCATAGTTAAACAGCAAGGTAATGGTCCGAAAGATTTAGACCTTACAATATACAATGATAATAACGATGTGTATGTTCGTCAGAAAGGAACTAGCGCGCAGCATACTGCAAATATAACTCTTGATGGTTTATATGGAACAGACTTAACATTATTACAATTTGGTACTAATGGTACACAGAACTATACTATATCAGTCGATTGTATGACAGTCGGTGGTTGTAGTACATCAGTAACACAGCAATGACACAAGAATGTCCACCAGAGTTTTATGAATGTCTCACTGAAGAAGAGTATGACGACATATTAGAACTCTTTGAAGAGAACGATATGGTTATGCCTGAGTCTTTAGGTGATGTCGAAGCTGCATCTGATTTTGTTTGGCAAGTTCTCTTCCTTACACCAATAGAGCTTATTTACATAGGTTTCACTATGACTGTATTAGCAACGTACGGTCTATCTATCTACTATATCTATAAGAAAATACAAAAGAAGTTTGCATGAAACTTTGGCATGCAGGCATAACATTAATATTATGTCTTGGTATAAAAATATGGGACCCTTTTTTAGTTGAAGTTTCCCGATTAAACTTTTTTGACTTTCTACAACGATCACATGAGCAGGTATCATCAGATCAAATTATATTAGTTGATATAGATGAGAAGTCAATACAAAAATATGGTCAATGGCCATGGCCAAGAAAAGATCTAGCAGAAGCTCTCTCCAGTATACCTCAAGGCAACTTACTTGGGCTGACATTAATACTATCTGAAAAAGATAGATTTGATACTGATGATATACTATCTCAGACGTTGATGCAATATCCGTCTATATTATCTACTGCACCAACCAATCAAATACAAACTGAAAGAGAGTTGCATGTCGGTACAGCTACTCTAGGAAGAATACCAGCACAAGAATACACTCTCGATTACCCTGGTATACTCTTGCCGATAGAAGAGCTATCAAATGCATCTATGGGGTATGGTTCAATAAGCTCAGCTCCTGACGTTGATGGTGTAACTAGACGATTACCAGTCGTAGTATCTGCTAATAAAAAGATATATCCTAGTTTTGCACTGGAAGTAGTAAGAGTAGCAGTAGGAGACATATCATATCAGTTAAAAACTGATGAAACAGGCATATTATGGGCACGTGTCCCTAAGTTTAACCCTGTTAACACTACTTTCGATGGAACAGTATATAACACGTACTGGAATAGCTTTAAACGTGTCAGCCTTGGGGACATCCAGTCTGACACTATATCTCCCGGCAGTATTATGATAGTAGGGCCTACTTTTGAAGGAACTAACATTATATCAACATCAGTAGGGGGAATGTACCCTCATGACGTGCAGGCTAACCTAATTAAAACAATTATAGACGGTACTACTATTAAAAGGCCACCTGAGTATATTGTTTATGAGTTGATTGGTATGTTATTAATCGGACTGCTTATACTTGGGCTATTAAAAGTAGCTCCAATATTTATTTCTGGTGCTTCTTTTCTTGTTTTAACCTCCGGTACTATTATATTTGCGATTGATACATTCAATACAAAGTATTTTTTAGTTGATCCAGTCATACCAGTATTAACTTTTCTTCTCGTTTTTGCTCATGGAGCTTTCGCTCAATTCTATACCCAGTTTAAATTAAGACAGCAAATACAAAAACAGTTTGGTACTTACCTCTCACCTGATATGGTTAAAATGCTGCAAAAAGATCCATCTCTATTAAAGTTAGGTGGTGAAAGAAAAGAGATGACGTTTATGTTTATGGATATATGTGGATTTACTCCAATAAGCGAGCATTATAAAAATAATGATGACCCAGAAGGATTAGTTGAACTAGTTAATAAGTTTCTAGATATGCAAACTAAGATTATTCTAAATAATAAAGGTACCATAGACAAGTATATGGGTGATTGTATAATGGCATTCTGGAATGCACCTCTTGACTGTCCTAATCACGCAGAACTAGCAGTTAAATCTTCAATAGAAATTCTTGAAGCAACAAAGGCATTGAATGAAGAACTTAAACCTCTCAATCTTCCTCCTATTAATATCGGTATCGGTATATCCACAGGAACCTGTATCGTCGGTAACATGGGATCAGAACTTAGATTTGACTATTCCGTCATTGGAGATGCCGTTAATCTCGGGGCTAGACTCGAAGGCCAAACAAGAAATTATGATGGGGTGGAGGTGCTGTTATCGGAAGAGTGTTATAAACAGTGTCCAGATGGAGCATTCACAGAGGTTGATAGAATACTCGTTAAGGGAAAATCCGAAAAGGTTACAATCTATACCGTTCAATGATGATGAGCCTGCCTCACTTGATGCTTGGACTGTGTTTATAGGACTTCAATTACTAGATATCTACTCTACAGCAAAAGCAATAAAATATGATTGTTTAAAAGAAGGAAACCCACTTTTACCTGAGCGCCCTCAGGTCTGGGAAATGCTTGTACTTAAACTAGCTATACTTATACCACAATATCAATTTATTCAAGAAGAGAATGGTTTTATTACCAATGAAGATCTAATAGTTAATACTACTATTACTAGTGTAGTGGTACATAATAATTTTCAATTGTTAGATTACGCGGAAAACAACTGTAATCTACGTTGATTACGTAACATAAATACATTATAATAGCTTATGTAGAAGCTAATTATTACATTATAAGGAGCATAGAATGGCGTTTGATATAGAACGAGTAAAACAACAATTAAAGCAAGACGAAGGTGTCGTCTGTGAAATATATTTGGATCATCTAGGATACAAGACTTGCGGCATTGGCCATCTTGTTCTAGAGACAGATCCTGAGCATGAATTAGAAGTTGGTGCTGATGTTAATGAAGAAAGAGTCAATGAGCTATTTGCTCAAGATCTTGATATTGTATTAGAAGACTGCAAAAAAGCTTTTGATAAGTGGGATGACTTTAACTTTGTTGTACAAGAAGTATTAGTTAATATGATGTTTAATCTTGGTATGACAAGACTTTTAAAGTTTAAAAAGATGCATGCCGCTATAGAAGCAAAAGATTGGCAGGAAGCTGGTATTCAAATGAAAGACTCAAGATGGTTTACACAAGTTGGACCTAGAGCAGGAAGATTAATCGAAAGAATTAGAACAATTGATTCTTAAATTTAAGGTATATTATGTCAGCGAAAGCTAAAAAAGCAGTAGAGGAAACTCTAAACACAAAAAACTTCACCTTATTGATAGAAGAGTTCGTTGCAAGAACGGGCTCTGACTATCTTGATGCAATGATTCATTTTGCAGAAAAAAATAACGTTGAAATTGATACAGTAGCAAGTCTTGTTAAAACTAGTCATGTACTAAAGGCAAAACTAGCAGCTGAATCAGAAGAGACGAGATTACTTAAACCAACAACTGGTGCCAAACTACCGATTTAAATATGCATAAAGTCTACCGTCAATTTTGGTCCGAGCAGGAGATTGATGATTTATTTGCAATCTTTTTAAAGAATAATAATGACTGGAATGTACAGAAAACAACCAATGCTGGTCATGATGAGGCATTGAATACAAAAGAGTATGATGAAGAGTATGTAAGTAATTATGATAAGCATGCTCGTATTGCTGACGGTCTGGGTAAAAACCCTAGTGACATACCTGAGCACTTTACTAATAAACTCCGTAAATTATTACATGAAGAATGGTCTGAACCAACTGGTATTAAATCCTGGTTTTACATGGAACACTGGACAATAAATCGCTATCTTGGTACATCAGGAGGTAAGTTTGAGTGGCATAAAGATACACTTGACTTTTTTAAGTATAATAGTGATGACAGTCATGAAGCAATGTTTATAAAAAACTCAAGACCGGAAAGGGAAATCTCTATATCAGTTGCACTGAACGACAAAAGCGAATATAATAATGGAGACTTCACGATTGATAGTGGTGATGGTAATAAGACACCTGTTGACCTTAATAAAGGTGATATGTGTATGTTTACATCAGATACTTTTCATAGTGTTGAGCCTGTAACAGGCGATGGTGTGCGATATGCACTTATAATATGGGTTTGTGATGGAGATAAACATAAAGAATGGAACATGCACTACGCGGACAATTTAAAAACTGGACAATGACACCATATCAAGTTTATACAAAATATATTGCTCTTAAAAATCATTTTACGCAAAAGAACTATGACTACTTTACATATGGTGGTAAAGTAAGAGCAAAAGAGACTTCATTCGAAGTCCGTAAAGATAAATACTTTTTCTATAAGCTATCTAAACATAAAGATGTTGAGAACTTTCTACTAGCTAATTTATTAGATGGTGGGAAAGACTTCTGGGTTGGTGCAATGAGAGATTCATCACCAGAAGAGGTCTATAGAGAGTGGAAAAAAAGACAGGAATCGTTAACTTATACATTTAAAAATGATTTAACGAAACTTGATGATGATTTTGATAAGAATTTTGCTGTCGAAAAATATGGTCATCCTCCCTTGTTGAGGTCATATTTAAGAGGTGATATTTGTATCGAAACAATGTGCATACTAGATATGCTCGTGAATTATAGTGCGCAATGGAATAAAAGTCTTGAAAAAGACTTGATCTGGAGCGATAAATACACTATAATAAAGAAGTATAAGCCGTTCTTATCTATTAAGTTAGATAAGTTTAAAGCTCATACTTTAGATTATTTTGATTATGATAGAAGTGAATAAACCGCATAATATAACGCAAATACAGGAGAAAATATGACGTCATTTAGCGCACTAAAAAGTAACTCGGCTGCCGAGTTAGATAAGCTTACTGAAGCCCTCACTAAGCTTGATTCAAACACCCAGAATAAGCAAAACGGTCCTGACGACAGGATCTGGAAGCCTACTGTAGATAAAGCTGGTAACGGTTACGCTGTTATTAGATTTTTACCGGCTCCAGCTGACGAAGACGTACCTTTTGTGAGAGTATGGGACCACGGATTCCAAGGACCTCAAGGTCAATGGTATATAGAGAAATCTCTTACTACTATTGGTCAGAAAGATCCGGTTTCTGAGTATAATTCTATGCTTTGGAACTCTGGGATAGAATCTAATAAAGATTTAGTAAGAAAGCAAAAAAGAAGGCTTTCTTTCTACTCTAATATCGTTGTTGTTAAGGATCCTAGTAATCCTGAGAACGAAGGTAAAGTATTCCTCTACAAATACGGTAAAAAGATCTTTGAGAAATTGAACGATCTTATGAACCCGCAATTTGAAGATGAAAAGCCTGTTAACCCTTTTGATCTTTGGCAAGGTGCAAACTTTAAGCTGAAAATTCGTAATGTTGAAGGTTACAGGAACTATGACAAGTCAGAATTTGATGAGCCTGCGGCACTATTAGATGATGATGAAAAGCTTGAAGCAGTCTGGAAATCAGAATACCCTTTGAGTGAATTCATTAGCCCTGATACGTATAAGTCATATGATGAACTAAAAGCTAAACTCTATAGAGTACTAGCTCTTGGTGAAACTGAGACAGTTAATACGCCGGCTGAGTCTTTTGCTACTGCTCCTAAAGCAGTCATTGTCGTTCTTCCAAAACCTAGCTAAATCTTAATAGCTATCTCTCTGGGGAGCCAATCGTGCTCCCCTAACTTATGCTGCTGTAGCTCACTCGGTAGAGCAGCTGATTTGTAATCAGCAGGTAGTCAGTTCGATTCTGACCAGCAGCTCCATTTACTTAGATATAATAACTCTATGTGGAACTGGGTTAATTGTAACCCTTGAAATATTTTGTGTTGTTTGTGACACGGTAGAATTATCTGTCACTGATGTAGATCTATTATCAACTGCATTAACAGCTGTAACTATTTGTTGAACTGCTGCATCTGATAGTGTTTTACCTTCTGTATTAGGTGGAGCAGTTATTTGTTGTGGTGCTACATTAATAAAGTTAAATTTACTTAGTGTTTGACCGAGCTGATCTAGTCTTCTTATATCAACCTTTTCTAACTCTTTTAACTCACCAATAAAATTACCAAAGTTATCAAAGTCATCAGTAATAATATCATCATGAATATTTTGCATTATTTTAATAATAGTATCAGCATTTTTCTCTAAAATAGTAGAATCTAATGCATCAACTGAATCAAGTGCAGCCATAGCATCAGCAATATCCGCTATCGGACCAGAAACAATATATGTTGATGCGTTTCTGAATGCACCAGTAACACGAGTAAGCTGCTCTTGTAAAAACGCCAAAGCACCATCACCGGAGTCTGCTGCCATTTCACCAGATAGGCCAGATACAAGTGCATCAACTGCCGTACCTATGTTTTCAAATTTACTTACGTCTAGATCCAATTTATTAATATCACTTAAACCAGTTGCTAATGTTGATAATGTATCACCTGATAGTAACTTAGCGCCGAATGTGCCTGCTAAGTTATCTGTGCCATCAAGAAAGTTACCAAGCCCAGTACCACTAGCAGTTAGTGATTCTTTTACTTTTGTAGGATCACCATCCCCATCAACCTTAAGTGCCGTTAAGTGATTTATACCAGCAGCTATCTGTTTAAATGTATCTTCATTTAATAGTTTAGTCATCATAACATCTGTTATGTTACCAGTACTATCTAAGAAACTTTTAAGACCAGTACCAACCTGCGTTAGAGTACCTTCTACTGCTGTAGCATCACCTAGCCCCTGTAAGTCTTTTATACCATTTGCAATTAATGGTAATGCTTCACCTATAGTAGTAAGCTGACTTGTTGTAATAACACCTTTAAATGATGTTGATTCAGTTACTAATAAATTAATGCCCTGACCAACTTTAGCCATCCTTTGATCAAAGTCGTCAGCTGGATTAACATTGCCCAAGGCTGTAAGACCATCAGCTATATCACCTAATGATGCTTTACTAAGTCTTGCTACAATAGTAGCGCCTTGATTACCAAATAAACTTGCAGCTTCTCTTGTAAGTGCACCAATACCTTCACCAGCTTTCTGTAATTTACCTACATCAAACTCAGCACCGTCTAATGCTTCTAGTCCTGCTGCTAGGTTGTTAAATGCTGTACCATCAAGTATTCTGAGCTGAATTGCACCACCAAAACCAACGTTGTTAGTTAGATTATTAATGGCTCCACCAATTCTATCAAAATTAGTTTCGAAATTAGTAGTATCAATTTGATTTAAATCGGAGAGACCTTTAGCCATATCCGTGAAGGCTGCGCCTGTTAGTATTCTAGCTGATATAACACCTTTAAGTCCACTATCTGGTATAAGGTTATTAATAGATTCACCGATTCTATCAAATCTAGATGGTATTAGATCAAGATCATTAAGATCATCTAGTCCTTCTGCTGTATTCTTTAACCCATCACCGAACCTATCTACAGCCATAGCTCCTAGATAAAGAGCACCAGTTAGGACACCTGTACCTGCACCAACTACACCAATACCTATACCAACAGTAGTTAAAGCTCCCAATACACCACCGCCAGCAAAACCACCAGCTACAGTTCCTGCTGCACCGGCGGCTCCCCCACCAACTAGACGCTGTCTTAATTTGTCTGCTCCCAATGATAGGTTGTTAATCTTTTTACCTGCTTTATCAGATGCTTTGCCTGCTGCGTCAGCTTCTGATGCAATACTTGATGGGCCTGGACCTACAATAGTCTGGCCACGATTAGCATCTTCTGCT